GGTAGTGTTGTGCCAGCAATGCTAACCGCAGGCGAATCTTTAATTCCATCTAGTGTGGCAAAGAAAATAGGGTATTCAAATCTTGAGCAGTTAAATACTTCGGGGGATATACCTATAATAAGAGGTCAATCTGGTATAGATAAGGTCGGCCCAGTTGGATTAAACGAAGGAGATTTTGTAGTCAAGAAGTCGTCCACAGATAAGTTGATGAAGAGAAATCCGAACTTATTTAAGATGGCTGTCCAGAACCCTGATGGGTTTAGGAAGGGAATTAATAATTATTACCAAGGTGGAGTTGTTTCTAACAATAGGTTGCCTAGCGTATCTGCCCAGCCACAAATAGCTCCCCAGTTGCCACAAGTTCAGGCCCCGCAAATGGCTCCCCTACCAGAGTCTACAGGCCAGTCTGGGCAGCAATCAAGCTCATCATCAAATGTAACTAATAATATAAGCGTAAATGTTAGCATAGATGAATCAGGAAAAGAAACATCCACAGAGACAGGAGGGGCTGAAGGTTCCAAGGGGGGAGCTAATGAAAAAGATTTATCCAAGAAAATTAAAGCAGCAGTACTTGATGTAATAAGGCAGGAAAAAAGAGTTGGTGGGGAGCTTAGTTAATGAAGCAAACTATCCTAGGTCATGAACAAAAGTTTTTTGTTGACGGAACTCAGCTATCAGGTATACAAAGCGTAGACGGATCTTATTCGATATCCGAAAAACCTATTAATGTTATTGGTTGGGGACATGTTAATCATAACTACAATGAATTGGTTGGCCAAATGGAGGGGGAGACTTCTTCTCAAGGCGGGTATTTCAAAAAACAGGATTTTATTTTATCTGAAGATGGTTTTAAGATAACCACTAATGAAAGTTGTATGTCAACTCAAGGCGACTTGCCTAAAAGCCTGGCGATTGTTAATGCCCCAATGCAAGGGCAATTTAATATAAATTCGGTTTTAGTTGGAGATGACTTCATGTTGGATTATACTGGGGATAATCCTTTTACTGGAAGTATTCATCACGGTAGGGAATATTTTGGCTTTTATCATGGGTATGTGACATCTCACAGTGTTTCGTGTGCCGTCAATCAAATACCACAAACATCAACGAGTGTAACCGTGTTTGGCGATATGGGTGGATCCCCAGATTACTTTGCGACAGAAAGTTCTAAAGATCCATATGATTATATAGATCAAGAAAATAGTTTTGGGATAGGTATTGAGGGAACTGGTCCAGAGCAACCATATAATGCTTCTGGGGATAATCCGTTTCCAGAAATTAGAGTGCCCGATCCAGGCTCCATAAGAATTGAGTGTGCTGGTTCAAAAACTGATAGGGTGGTTTCATTTCAACACACAGTTAATGTTAATCTGACCCCAATTTATGTTGTGGGTAAAAGTGCTCCCGTACAAGTAGATGTGGTTTGGCCTATAGTTACAACCACTAACTTTACCCTTGAGGTAGATGAGTACGAATACCACAGGATGAAGGAATATTTAATTAAGCCTAAAGTGGAAGATATATCAATTAAAGTTGACGATTGCTTGGGTAATAAAGTTCAGGATTATATAGTTAGGGAGGCTAGAATGGTGGCTGAGCAAGTTAGTGCGTCAGCTCAAGGAAGATTAACTGTAAATTTAACCTATAATTCTTATTATAATAAGAGATGAGTAAACCTTTTTTAGCATATGAAGATGTGCCCCTTGTTTTAGCAGACGAGGGTGGGGAGCCTACATTTATATTTGCGTCTAACGCTAGTATAGGAGTTTCCCAAAGTATTCAGTCTAAAAAGTTTGATGATGACTATAGGATATCTTTCGCCCTTCAGACGGGAGACATAAGGTTCGAGGGTATAGAGGAAAGAGAATTTTTACTCGGTCCTAAAGAGGGGCCTGGTATTAGAGTGCCTGAGTCTATTGAGATAATTAGAAAAGGCATGAAAATTTCTTACCCGTCTAAACAAAGCTTGGTTGTTGCTGAGGACATGTTTCCTGGGGATTATTATATAAAAGTTCAATCAACGGGAGATACATTGTTAAATTATTATAATGATATAGAGTTTGGCGAAGTTGATGTTGTTAGGCATTATGCAGCTGAACAGGGTGTCCGTGGTAGATTAAATCTTAGTTATTATATGAATACTGGAAATATACATAGCTTTTTTGATATCACTGGTTTACTTGATAAGGAGATCTACCCCCAAGTACATGAAGGAAAAATAACTGGTGTACTTGGTGATTATGCTTTTAATGATGCATATATAACTGAAATGTCATTTAATGCTAGAGCCTACCAACCTATAGAGACACAAATAACTTTAGATATATATGGCACATTGGAGTATGTGTCAGGGCAGGCTCAATCAATTATAGATAATGATTACTACTGCTATAGAAAAGAGCAGTTGACTGTACCTCACTCAATAGGAACTAAACTCGAAGGTATAGAAAATATAGGTATGGAGTATCCTTTGGATTTTACATATACTATATCTGTTGATAGAGACCCAACATATCATATACCTCAAAGTGGAAACATTGGGGATGATGGGGAAATACCAGTAAGAGTTAATAAAACTTCCATAGATATCACAGCAGATATAATGGGTGAAAAATTAGATCCATACTTAAAGATAACTGGGCAAAGAGCTGACTTAACTGTTAGGCTTTCTGATATTGGATTTGAGACAGGTTTTACTGATAACAATAAAGGTGAACTTGGAGAATTTAGATTAATAGGTAATCTTGTTTATCCAGAACCCATACCCGAACAATTGCAAAGTTATGGAGTTGTAGAGCAAGACACCATAAGTGTTGGTGACGGTGGATACTTGCAGGGAAGGGCGAGTATAAAACAATCTTATAGATAATGGATATATCAGTAAATAATCCATGGGACCCCAATGGAAGAGAATACCTTACTCATGAGGTAGTAAGCATAGGTAATCTTGCATTTCCTAAAAACCCAGCATTAGATGGTATAGGTCTAGCGGATGAGACTCAGCCAATTGTTAATATCATAGACGCAGAAAATGATTACATACTTGGATTAGACTACAAAGGCGAAGCTAGTATCAATATGGATAATAAAGAAGAGGGCTTCCAGAAACAAATGGGGGTAGACTTCGCAATTAATCCTAAATACAGCTATACAGTTAAATGTATGGTTAGAAAAAATACTGAAGATGCTGCTACTACTGATATATTTAATACTTTAATTTCGGAAAAAGAAAACATCTCATATACTCAAGGTCATGATGGTCAATACGACATAGACCCTGAGACATCAATTGGAATTGGTATTGGAATAAAATATTACGATCAAAATTCAGAATATATTCAGCCTATAAATTACAGAGATCATTTTAGATTTATGGCGTCTAGTGAGTTTGATTTGACTCAATACTTCTACATGCAGCATGACATTCACCAAAGAACTATACCAGCAAATGCAAGGTATGCAAGGATGTATGCAATTACTGGGGGGTTAGTTACTGGTGGTTTTTATTTCAGGAATCCAAGTGTTTCCAATCTAAGTCCGTTTTTTTATTGCAAGAAAGATCATGTTTCAAATTTTCAACTAAACCCAAACAATTCTTTTCCAGACTTAAATGTTGATGAATTGTGGTCTCAAGATTTTTTCTGGAGACCAAGCTACGGATCGAGTGTGTCTTTTGGCACCATAAATGAAGCTCTTAAGCTTGGTGATGGATACGAATACGTTGGTAATAAAAGTATAAATTCTATGCCAATGCAGTGCTCGCTGAGGTTTGAAAATAGAACTGATATAGAGGCAAAAGCTATAATGCATTTTTTACAGGAGAAACATTTTCCTTATGATTCCGCCTTTTCCTTGGATTACAAAGGAGAGAGGCTGCTATCTTCAGATGTGCAGAAATTTAAATTTCATTTTGGTTACCCGTATAAGAGTGATTTGGATTTCACCTGCCTAAGTTTTGGTCAAGACAAAAATTACAGAAACGATAATGATGTAAGTGCTACATTTATATGTAACACATCTAGCACACTGTATAGTTCTGACAGTCATTTTGGATTTAATAAAAGAATTGATGCATTAGTTCCCGTAGCGATAGATGAACCAATGCAATTTGAGAAAGGCAAGCAGTTGAGTTTGAGGATGTTTGAAATATCCGCAGAAATAGAGGAAGAGCCTGGTGGGGAATATAAAGGCAGGGATAGGGGGACAACTGAGAATGTTCAGATAAGAAAAATGATTAAAACCCTTTCTAGGTATCCAGAAGATCCAGGCGAAGATTTTGAGGCAGGTAAGATTGAGTTTAAGGAAGATTATGTGCTAGATATAGGTCAGTGTTTAAATATTGATATTCCAGAACCAAGTGAGAATTCTGTATTTAATGTTGGAGTAGTAAAGGTTACAAAAAGAATAAGTGCCACGGAGTATCTGTTCGAAGGAGAATTTGATCTAGAATCTGAAAACGTATCCTTTGAGTTAATCGAGTGGCCTATGGTAGAGGATCTTGAGGCGAACGAAAGAACCGAACAGGGAATGATAACAGACTCAAATAGAAATAGAATTTTTGCAGATTCTTTTCCTGCTGAAGAATTGGTGGTGGACTACGAAAATCTAACTATTGATGAAATGCCCTGGAATATAATAAAACTTGGAAGGTGCCCTGAGGACTGTTTAACTAGTAAGACTTTCTTTCCAGAAAACATAGATGAAATACCCGCCTCGACATCCGAAGATGGAACTTTTAGGGCTAGGGAATTATTCCTAAGAGATTATAGAAGGATTAGTTTAGATTCTAAAATTACCCCAAAGTCTAATAAATTAAAAATTACCCCATTGGAAAACTTTAAGGTTAAGGATAACTTTAGTTTTATTGTTCCAGCTGTAAAAGGGAGGAGAAATATATATATAGATGATGCTAATGAATTTGCAGCTTATCCTTACTTGCAGGTTAGATCTTTAGATTTTTTGCCTTCTATATCTTTTAGTGTTCAAAATACCCCAACACATAAAGAGACTGAGTTTACTCAGGTTTATAAAAGATATACAAAAGTAGGTATAAATCAAAACCTAGTAAGTGTGAATATTGAGTTTTCTCAGAGGTCTGACAGGGAAGCTAAGGAAATACTTCAGTTTCTAGAGTCTCATTTAGGCTACAGGAAGTTTAGGTTTCAGTTGCCTAGGCCTTTCTCGAAAGATTTAAACCCGTACACAACTCCAGCATCACCAAATACGTCGACTTTTTATTGCCCTAGCTGGGAGCATACTGTTTTATATAAAAATAATAACACCATATCTTGCACTTTCTTTGAGTCTGTTAGTGGTATTAATGAAAATCTCAAGGAAGTGTTTGGTTTTGGAGGGGAAAGAGTTCAATCTGGTTGTTTTGGAGCAGAGCTTTACGAGCCCATCACATTGAATACTATGTGTGTGTTGTCCTCTGTAGTGGAAGCTGCGTTTACAACTCCAGATTATTTATATAAAAGTAAATTTATTCCTTGGGAGCCTGTAACACTGTCTGAGCCATTGAAGGTTACTTTCTCTGGGGTGGGTATACATGACCAGCAGTGGGACTTCAAGCATAGTTATACCGCAGGGCAAGTTATCACTAGGGAGCAATACGGAGGTTTGTTAAATAATTACCACTGCCTCGCACAACCTTTTAAGTCAGACTCATCAAAATTCACAAACTCTTTGCCAGTGGGTAGATTCCCAGCTGCAGAATTTGTTCTTAAAAATGTTCTGATAGACAGAAGGGAACCAGAAGACCCAGTATCTGTGAGTAAGGGGCTGCTTGATGCAATCGGTGCTCCTAAGGGTGTAAGAGTTAGGATGTATAGCAGGGAAAACTTTGAGGGTGATTTGATAATGGATGAAATCGGGCCATTTATAATATACAATAACTTTTGGGTAGAGAGGGATGATTACAGGAATAAACTTTGGAATAATGTTGTAAAAAGAAACATGAGAGATTTAGGTTATTACGATCAGTTAGAAATGACTATTTCAGACTTGTGGAAGCTCAGGCCGTCTCTTAATGATGGATCTAAATTAGGGTTTTTACCTAAAGCTGGAACTTATCTAAAATCTTTCGGGATATATGACACTAGGATAAAATGGGCTCAGTATTCTTGGCAGCACATAGGGTCTATATTAATAGAATATACTGAATAATGGAAAAGCAATACGATAGGTTATACAAGGTACATGATAATCAGATAGATTTGATATTTTTGGTCGATTCATCACCTTCGTCTTCGAGCCAAATACGTATTCCTGTGGAGGGCGGTGGTGTAAAGATTTTTACTAGACTTGAGATTATAACAGACGTTATAAAAAAAGTTTCAACACTGCACGACTGTAGTGTTATGCCTGGCACAGAATCCTTTGGTCATGGAGATAAAATAGACTGTCCACCTATAGATTATAACGAAGATATACCACCATGGGGAGCTGCGTCAGGAGGAGGTCTACTCGATGCAGATGGTCTGAATGCGATGTCTCCTCGAGAGCTTAAAAGATTCAGTGTTAGAATAGAGGGCCAACATGTAAATATTGGTGTTATAAAAATATCCAGCAAGGAAGATTGCGAGGTCATATCTTCTATTTTAGATTACCCTCAAAACATGGATAGGCATGCTTTATATAAGAACCTTGAATCTGGAATAACGCCAGGCGACGGTAAGGATTATATTAATGCGACAAGAAAAGCTTTCTATGAATTATTCTTCTCTCCAAGGGCTAGGCAGGTAAAGAAAAGATTTTTATTTTACATAGGTGATGGTTATAGTGATTTTGGTAGAAATGCTGACGGCATACTTGGATTAACTAGGGATGATAGGATATACTCATACCGAAGACCTTTAGATATAAATTTAAGAAGAGATTTTGTTATATCAAACCAGGAACCTGTGGAGGGTGCCCACTTAAAATTACCAACAAGATATTCTGGGGCAGATAAACAAGACTGGTATAAGTACCCAGTAAAAACTTGTTCTTTTTTTATTGGAGTAGGTGACCCAAAAAGTAAGGGTATTTCTCCTGATGCTAAAAAATATGCTTTTGATTACGAAGCAAGGCCAGAATTACCCGTAGGATATATAGAGATAACGGATGCGAAGAACCCAGATAAAGAATTTAGGAGAATCCTTGGTGTTGTTAACATGGTTGATAGATTGTGTTATGATACTGGTTTTGAAAATTTGTATTCGATAACACTTCATAATTGCGGACCCCATGAGGTTAACTTGCTAAACACTATAATAAATTTTGAATTAGATGAAGACCCAACCCCAGAAGAAAGTAGAAATGATCCAGATGTAGGGGCTACAAGATGGAGGACTGAAACCTTAAAACAAGGAATAATTAAGGGCAATAATTTACATAACATGCAGTTCCTGAAGCCAGGAAATGGTAATACTAGTTATGGTTATATGGCTGCGGGCATAGAAGATGGTAGTTTTATAAAGTCTACCGATGATCACCAAATGGTTTTTGAAGCCACTCCGTTTGATGATCCTTCAGATAGGATAGGTTCGTTGAATCTAAATCTAGAAGCTGGTAATGGTGGCCAATTTTATAATGATCCTTTAAATAGAGATTACCTAGAAGATATTAATAGTAATTACAACATACTTTGGCATTCATTTAATACACAGTATGAAGTATATAGACGTGGGGTACTTTACAATGTAGATGGAGGTTGGTCTAATAATTGGCTAAAAAGTAAGGGTGTAAAAAACCAAGGGGTAGCATCAAGAGGTATGCCAGTTAGGGTTTTTAGGTCACAAACAACTGGGTTAGAAATAATAGATTATAATATAGGTAACGTATCTAAAGAAAATGGATATATGGGTGATTATTCTCATTTGCCTTTATTAATGAGGGGGCAGGAAATAGATTTATTTTTTGGAGTAAGGATGAATCAAAGCATGCCAACCAAGCCAGGGTATCAAGCTATCGTCGAAAAAATTCAGATGGTTTTTAATGGGAAAGATAAAACAATGAATCAAATGCAGGCTTATGCTAATATGCATTTTGACTTAACATGTGAAATGCCATTTACTAGCACAGGTAGGTCTGCAGATGGCATAGGGATGTATTTACCTTATACTCCAGGAGAATTTGAGGATGAGCCAGAGGAGGAAAAGCCACTGGAATTACCTATATATGGAACGTGGATTATTGAGCCTGAAGCTGGCTATTTGCCAGCAGGAAGTGAAATTAAATTGACATTACCTCGATATCCTACCCCAAGCTCAGGTGTTGATAAAGATGGAAATGTTATAGGTTCAACTGAAGATGTAATGGTTGGGGAAGTTATCCTTGAGCATAACATTCCATCAGGAGAGTTTAATCTTAGTGGCTTTTGGTCTTCGGTTGCAGCTTCACCCGACGTAACGAACGAAGATGGAACTGTGGTGGTAGCAACTTTAAATGCTGAATCCCTCGCAGATATAAATGCGTATGTATCAACCCCATCGACATTGACATCCGCACCCAGTACCACATATTATCATCAAGCCGAGTTCACTTATTATGCACAAACTGGAGAGCTGTACATAGTATCGGGGCCAGAATTATTATCCTTAAATCAGTCAGGCGAACCTCCGCCACCTCATTTAAAAATAAATGATAAAGTTGGGGAAAATCCTAAGTTGGTTAAGTATGACTTAAGTCCTGAAGTGGCAAACCTTTTAGGAAAAAACCAAATCACTAGCCCGAATACCACATATTCGTGTTTTCAATTTTATATAGCTAATGCTGACTTCCCCACACTTACGGATGTCCCTGGTAAGATGAATGATATCGTGGGGGCATTTAGTGGAACCCATGGAAGATGGCTCATACCACATCAGACTTGGGCTCACCTAGCTGACTATACTGTTGAGCCTGATGTTAGTGACCCAGCAAGCTCAACCCTGTGGGTGTCTTCTAATTTTAAAAACATAACAATGAAGAAGCAATGAGTTTTTTGAATGACAAGAACGTAGACTTCGCTTATACTGGTATTACTGAGTATGCGAATTGCGGTGGACTGCTTCAGGAAACGGGGTTGTATTATGTACAAGATACTGACCCATCTTCACCCACATATGAAGATTGGATACTAAGGCAAGCAACATACAATAATAAACTTATTTTAACCGATGGTGTTTCTGGCGTTGCTCCTGGTCAGCCTCAAGTTATTTATTTAGACGACTGTGAAACTTCAGAAATAACATATCCCTGTAATGAACCAGTAGGTTTAACGGCTGAAGGTAAGTCTTTGGAGATAGTAAATGTTTGCGATATGCCAATTACTATAACTGGCTTTACTAATTCTGACCCAGTTAGGTTTACTATCTTCGAACAAACATACAAGGGGTTAGAGGAATATAATACAGGAAATGTGGATGAAGACTATTTGCCAGCCACTATAGCTCCTTATACGAGATTGAGAATACCGACATTCTTTCATCCGTCAAGAAACGAAATAGAAGATGGGAAGGAGGGGTCTTGGGAGAATAGGACTGGAGACGCATGGCATGCAAAGTTTAGTATTTTCCCAGGGTTTCCTATCGTTAATTGTGAAACAAATAATTGTGATACGAATTTCGTTGTTAGTGGGGAATTAGTTTGCGACAAGCTTGATAGAGAACCACTGCTTAATTACCAAAACTATGAAGGTTATTATTCTTGCGAGGATCGAAATCCTTTGGGAGATTTAGAATTCGAAAATTGTTTATTAACATCTGGTATATTTTCTGATATTACTGATAGTGATTATGATAAGTTTTTTGCATTACAGGGTTTGTCTCAACAGGTAACCCAAAAGTACTGTAAGGACGAGGTGTCATTTAAGGCGGCTATGGCGACATTTAATAAAGCTATATTTGACTCTTCGAGCCTAGAAGAAATGTTGGATAATTACGCTATTGAGATTGTAGACTTCAATAATGCCAAGGTAACTGGAACATATTTCAAGCAAAACGAAAGAATATATTTTGATGGTATTGAATATACAGGCATGCATATAGATGTTACAACTGATAGCACCTCAACGCTTGTAAGCAATATGTCTATATTTTTTAATACAGAGAAAAGGGACAATACTTTGAGGGATAATAATATATTTTTATCTGAGCAGGGAGATTTTGTGAATGAAGGATTTTGTTTTTCACCTGGTTTTGTGGAGTTAGATGCCGCAAGGTATGTGCCTTTTACGGATATAACATTATCTAATTCAGATATCAAGGAAAACCTTCCAGCTGGGACATTAATAGGTCAACTAGGAGTGATAGAATAACATGGCTAGGAAATTTAAATTAGTATCTGGGGCGGGGAGTGAAGGTAACCAATATGTTTCTGTCGCTGAAGATGGAAAGGTTAAGCTTGTGCAAAGTTTGGATTACGAGGCTTTTAATAACCCCTATTTTTCAATTAGAGTATCCTGTACGGACGAGAGGGGATTAAGTTTGGAGAAAAATTTTAACATCAATGTTGTGGATGTAGAAGAGGTGCCCCAGCCCGCTCCAGCCCCTGACCCATCAGCTGTATTTTCTGCGTTCGGGGGTCCTTGTGGATCGCCTGGATTACCTATGGCGTTAAGACTTTACGAAATTGGACCTATTGGGGGTAATGGATTAAAGACAGACACTAATTATAACGGTAAATTTAAAACAGATATGTGCAGTCATCAAATCAATGTACCCAACCAGTCTTATACCAAAGGGTTCCCTGGAATGACTTCGTTAACCCAGTACTTCGCAGCTGTTTGGGATGGTCAAATTTATGCACCAGTGGATGGCACCTATAAGTTTGCTACAATATCTGATGATAGGGCGATATTTTATATATTTCAAGGTGGACTAGCTCCAACCAATAGAGCATTAATCATTGATGATGATTACGGTAATCACGGATTTGCTTGGAGTGCTACAGGGAGTATTTTCTTAAAGAAGGGCCTTCACCCGTTCCAGCTTAGATTTACACAACAACCACCTACTCATTTAGGGGTAGTGCTTAATTGGAATTACAATGGAACTGATCTTGTTAATAGTTTGACGGCAATCCCTAGGACCGCTTACTTTGGCCCTTTAGCTAATCAAATGTATAAACTTGATACGATCAATGAACCCAGTTGGCCATAATGAAAAAAATTAATTTTAATAGCGGGGATTTTAATACTTACAATGATGGTTTAAGTTTGGGTATAGTGATGGATCCAGACTCGGCCTCAACTCTAGTTTTGAGAACAATAAATGGATCTGGTTTTATAACTTATTTAACTGAGTCCGATTATGTCCACACGGTAAAAAGGATATCTTTTTTTAATAACGAAGAAAGGGATTTAAATCTAGAGAAAAGCAATTTACTGGGATACCCTAGTAAGTTTTCTTGGGTACCTGGGCAGAGGTCTAGTTCACTATCTAGTTCTAAGCAAATTAACAATGAATTAAAGTTACCTGGGGGGTCTTATTGGTCGGGAGGTTATCTAATCACTGGGACTGGAGATTTTAACCCTGAGGATATAGGTATGTCTGGTATAGTAGAAGGGAACACTATAGTTTTGAGTGATATGTTTTCTGGCGGCTGGAGTGGGGCTTCTATTATGGAATTATTGGAATTGGAGGCAGGAGAATCTAATATTCCTTTTATAGATGTTCAAGAAAACGCAGAAGGAGTTTGTATATTTGATATGTATTCGTCATCGGAAAAAGGGTGTATATTTTCTTTGCAAATCAAGCCCGATATAACCACAGAATTATCCCAAGATATATCAGGCGTACCAGAGACGAGAAGAACATACCCTATCTATACGGGTGAATATAGTGAAAGGAATTTAATTAAAGAATGGAACTCTATTTTTAGAATAAATGACGACTCGAACGCAGACTCTACATTCGATACCGAGGAAATAAGAGACGAGGTTTATGTCAAGGAAATTCAAAATTTCGTAAACAGGAATTGGGACGGCATGCTTAGAGATTTTCTGTGGAAAGATTCCGTACAAAACATAGGGCAATCTCTAAGTACGGATGAACCTATTAAACTAAAAAAAGTTATATCCTATCAATTGTCTAGACACGGAGCGTCAGATGACATAAAGATAATGTCAGAATACCAACAGCAGCAGGGTAGACTTGGTCAATCTATGAGATGGCATATAGGTTTAGGAGGAACAACTAAATTAGGAGCGAATAAAAGATATCTTGGTCGTGAATATTCTTTCGTCACCGCCCTTAATAAATCAATTGAATTTAGTAGAATATACGATTTGCCCTTAAGGGGTATTGTTTCGGAAAATGTAAAAAGTGATAAAAGACTAGCTGTAGATATTGGTAGCTCGTATATAGAGTCACCTAAAAATGTTCAAGGTTACTATCCGTTGTATTTATCTAAAGCTAGCGCGGAAAAATCAGGAAACGGAGCGTTTAGGAAGTTTGAGTTTAATGACAAGGTGTATTTTATGCCCGAGGGGCTAATTGAAAATAAAACATTTTTCCTTGGAAACTATGACCCTAAAATCATATTATATAACAATATAGTTTCAGCAAGCGAGGAGGGTGTTGTGGGGGGCACTCAAATAGACGCAATCAATAACCAAACAAATACAGGCGGTAATACAAGTACGAGTTCATATTAAAATGAAAGAAGAAAAAGTAAAAGATTTATTTCAGGCAGACCCTACCATGCCTGTGGTATTATATCAGCTAGACATCAAGGAAAGGGGTGTGTTTGCTTTTCACGCTGGAGAGAATGAGTTTCGTGGTAAAATTGTTTTTGACGGTATGGAGTATTTATATTACCCTATAGAAGTTCAGGGGTTTGAGTTTCAGGGAGATGGGAGGCTACCTAGGCCAACCATGACTTTGTCTAATTATAGGGGTAATATATCGGTAAGGCTGCCAATATTTAATGACTTTATAAATCACAGGGTTACTAGAATAAAAACTTTATTAAAATATTTAGATCACTCAAACTTCCCAAACAATATTAACCCTTATGCTGAGCCAGACCCAGAGGAGGCTTTTGCTAGGGAAATATATTTTGTTAACCAAAAATTAAGAGAAACTGATGATTTAGTAGAGTTTGAGTTGGTATCTCCGCTGGAGCTTGAAAATTCAACTATACCATCTAGGACAATATATTCTAATTACTGTGAGTGGAAATATAGATCTACAGTCGGATGTGGTTATGTGGGTAAACCTATCGCCGACATAAAAAACCAAAGATTCGTAGACCTTGGATACAAAGGCGAAGCTGTCGGGGCTTTTGTACATTTAAATAAAGATGATTTTCCTGATGGTTTTGCTGAGCCCGATGAAAATGGATCTTACCCAGAATGGACTGCATATGAGACTTACAATAAGGGGGATGTAATAACTATAACACCAAAAAAAGGCACATCAGAAAACCAGCCTATATCCATATATGTGTGCATTGGGAAGGAAGTTATATCAAGCCCATTGTTTGATAGAGAAAACTGGATTCAAGATCAGTGCGACAAGAGTATTTGTGGTTGCAGGTTAAGGTATTCGGACGATGCAAAAGAAGCTGGGGGGTGTAAAAGATTTCAATCAAACCAAGGAGATGACGATTTATATACGGAATTCAATGAAGGCTTACCCTTCGGAGGTTTTCCTGGAGTAGAACCTTATGACTTTGAATAAACAAAATAAAGATTACTATAAGGAAATCATAAAGCACGCAGAATCAAATCCAAGTGAGGAAGTTTGTGGTACCATATCTTTAGATTCTAATTTAATAGTTACAGTTACTAAGGAAAAAAATCAAAGCTTTGATAAACAGAAAATGTTTGAGATTTCTCCTTTAAGAATTTTAGGGCAAAAAAAACTTTTAGGTATATATCACTCCCACCCTAGATCTTCAGAGAATCCATCCCAGGCTGATATAAATAATTCAGAAGAACTGGGTATACCTTTCTTAATATACAGTTTGGTAACTAAAAAAATATTTTTATATATACCTGATTCATTTGAGCCATCAAGTCTAATTGGTAGGCCTTATGTTAGGGGCTTTTGTGAGTGTGTTAATATTCCTAGAGATTATTATTCTCAAAGATGCCCTTGGTTTAAATTAGATTATAGATCCTTTAATTATTTTCCAGATATAGATGGTAAAAAAGCTAACATATATATGCTTAAAATATTTGAGGAAGGATTTATTAAAATTAAAGATAAGGAAGACATAAGAAAACATGACATGTTGATATTTCATATCCCTAATGAAGATGTATTACATGTAGGTGTTTGCTCTGAAGTAGATGAATTTTATCATCAAAAGGCTCACCACTTATCTGGGGGAGACTTTTTAGACGATAAATGGAGAAAAAGAATAGTTAGAGTATACAGACCTAATTCTTAAGTGTAATACTTATTTTAGGAAAAAGGATGAAAAAGGTATATCTATACGGAAAATTAGGAAAACGCTTTGGGGAAAAGTGGGAGCTTGATGTTGGGTCTCCAATAGAAGCTATGTCAGCTATAGATGCAAACACTGATGGGTTTATAGAATATCTACAATCTAAAGAGTTAGATGGAGTTAGGTACTCTTTTAAAAAAAAGGGATCCAATGAGTATTTTCGCAAAGAAGAAATAGATAAAAATACAAAAGAGGATATTATTATATCTCCTGTAGCTCAAGGTGCTGGAATGGTTATGGGAATGGCTATGTCTTTTGGTACAAGTTTCCTTAGTGGATGGATTCAAAATAAAATGCTAGGGAAAAAAGAGAGAGATACCAGCATTTTACAGGCACAGACTAAATCTTACATTTATAGGGGCGTAGAAAATGTTACAGAACAGGGAAGTAATGTTCCCCTTGGTTACGGTAAAATGAAGGTTGGGTCTAAGGTTATATCTAATTCAATTAATAATTATGAATATGATGCTGATTTAGGTAAAATATATAAATTAGAAAATGGAGCATACCACCTAGTACCTTTATACAACAAATATAGAAAATTATTAATTGATGAGTTGGGGGAAGATCCTGGACCCTTATTGTCTAGTGCGTTTTCTTCTATCTCCGATGGACCATCAGAAATGGGGGTGGAAAGTATAATTTTTAAGGCTCTAAAATCTAGAGATCCTCAGACGGGTTTTGGTTCTAATGATGGTGTTTATGGTGCGGATGTATCATATACTGGAGAAGAAGCTATTGAGAAACAAAAACTTGGTAGTGGTTTTTTAAGTGCTGGGACATTATACTATAAGACTATCTACAATAAAGGGGTTCCTGCATATTTCTTGCAAAATTATAGTAGTTACAATGGTGATTGGGGTCCAACCCCAGGAGAGGGCACAGCGACAGTTAAGGAATCTGATTTGAAAATTGCGCCCTTTACTATGTTACAAAGCGAACCTAAGAGAATTAATGATAGTTCAGAGAGAATATTTTATCCAATAAATTTTAGAAATGCTCAACTCGTGAGTGATCCGACGAATGTTCAATCCTCTAATATTGGTAATGTTGTTTGTGTTGGTAGGAGATATAAAAACGGAAGTAAGAAAAATGGTTTAGGTTGGTATAAATTTGAGTCTTCAGCAATAGCTACAACAATAGATTTGATATGTGAAGGTCCGATCCAAGGCTTTTGCGACGACGATGGTAACGATTTAATCTTTACAGATGCAAAAGATACTACCCCTGGAGATGGGTCGGATAGTTACCTTAAGGCCGTTCTACTTAATGATTTGCCTGTTAAAGAAGAAAAGTATATCGACGAAACATCTGTGCAAGAAAGTTATAATTTATTACAGTTTGACATTGATGTAGCTAGAAACACAAGAGGAGAAATAGGGGCAAACGATCAATCCTTGCTGGAAAGGCCCTACCAATTCATAGGTGAAACAAAAGCGGTTAATGCTAAACTTTATGGACCTAGGATATTGGACCCTATTTATGCAGCCCAGTTTCAGGGAACTAATTTTAAGGATTTTAATAAGTCAACACCTTTTTATCCAAGAAAAACAATAGTGACATTTTTCAATGGAGCTACTGAGATTAGGTACAAGGTATTGAGGGCTACCGATAGAGAGTATAGTCCTGCATCTAATTACGTTGTTGGTGTATTCGATCCATTGCCGATAGTTAAAAAGGGAACCAGATTATTTGAGGCGAGGGGAGTATTTAAGGAAGATCCAGATAATCCTGATGATGGTATACAGGTTTTTACATACAATAAAGCCTACGATGTTAATACGGTTGTTTTTGAAGAACCTGAATATATGGGGATGTTTCCCATGGATGATGATGACGGAGATGGTGTACCTAATTCTGAAGATGTTGATCAGGTTGGCTCTGGCTATTTCAGGGCTGGGCCAGAGGCAGCAACAAGGTTTAAGCAATTTAGGCCAGCTAAACCTTTTGCAGTGAATGATGTTGTTTACTTTAATAATACGTCTGTTTATAAAACAATAACAGCTATTCCAGAGGGAGACTTAAGTGATGAAAATTCAACTATAGTATCTTTAAGTGATCAAGCTCAGCAAGGGGTTGTTTATTTCGAGAAAATAGAATTAAACGGAAGAGGGTTTTTAGAAACTGTTGCTGATGAATACCCTACTATTTTTACTACAATAAACCCTGACCCAGAGGTGAATAGTGATTTATGGAAAGAGATTACTATAGAAAACCCTGGAGTAGTTTTTTACAATGAAGATACTTCTGCAGTTTCAGATGATCCAGTGTTTGTTTCTCTAGATTCGCTGGGAGATATTGGAGACGTAAGACCAGAAGAAGAATACCCAATAAAACATATAATAACTAATCCCTTGGTTGATGAAGCCATAGTTTCATTCCAAATCAACCAACTACTTTATATATACCCAGGAGACGAGGTGGAGGTTACATATGTTCCTGGTGCTACTTTGTTTGCTATTATAGGTGCTATTACTGGAGCAGGTTATGCAGCTGACTTAACGGCTGAAAGTGATGAACCATTTGACTTGGGTGCATTTCTGACCAGTGTTATATGGGGAGGCGTTGTTGGTTTAATTTTTGGTATTATTCTTGAAAAAAATTCTGAATTTAAGATAGGAACTAAAATTGAAAATTCTGGAGAAACTTGGCCGAACAAAGTTCGGGTTAGAATACACTATGGAAATGAAGGAGAAACTTTATACGAGACAGATGTTTCTTTCTTCGGAACCTGCACAGGTGGGTACATGAAGGATATTAAAATTTATTTACCACCAAATCCATTGGGAAGGCCTAGAATTATAAAAGCCTTCAAGATAACTAGGGAGAGAAATGTAGTAAGGGAGGGTGAATCTGCAGCTAGATATAAAGACGATGTCTCCCTGGCTAATGTCACTGAAATATCTACTATCAAAACTAATTACCCAAATTCAGTAGTAATAGGAACTAGGGTTTCAGCAAAAGAAGTTCCACAGCAGTTAAGGAGAAATTACAACTTAAAACTTAAAAAAATAAAAGTACCAAACAATTACGATCCAGTTTTAAAAACTTATGGACAAGCGTGGAATGGGCAATTTTCAGATGAACTTGTGTGGACTGACAACCCAGCGTGGTGTCTATACGATTTAATATCTAATAATGTTTATGGATTGGGTAAATTCGGTATGGAAGAAGGGTTTATAGATAAGTGGACATTTTACAAAGTAGCAAAATTTTGTGACGAACTTGTTCCAACTGGGTATTCATCAACATATCCAAGGAGAAATTTTAAAACAGTTGGTAGTAGTAGAATTTTAATGGAAGGTCAGTTTTTAACTAAAGAACAGTTTGGCCAAGAATTCAAACATATACAAAAAAATATAGCTCTATTTTGGGAGGAAAACGGTTATAAAAAAAGAGCATTAAGGAAAATTGTCTCTGTCACTGGGGATGAAACTATAGGTAGATATTATGTTGTCCTTGATAGAGGTATAGGTAATGTGATGGAAGGTACTTGTGCTGCCGAAATATATTACCCAGTAATAGAGCATAGATATAAAATGAATGCTGTTTTATCCCAGCCTAGTAATGCTTTTAAATTAATAAATGAAATAGCTGACATATTTAGGGCATACACTTATTGGGGTGGAGGGAAAATAAACTTTTACCAGGATGTACCCACTAGTAGTATCATGTTATTCACTAATAATATGGTATCGAGTGGAGGCTTTCAGTATGCAAGTACGCCAAGGAGTAGTAGGACTAACTCTGTAAAAGTTAAATACCTAGATCAATACAATAGGTATAGACCAAAAATTGCGTTCGCAGAAAACAGGGAAAAGATTGTAGAGAACGGTTTGTATGAAGAGTCTATAAACGCATTAGGTGTTACATCTAAATCACAAGCCCAAAGAACGGCTGAGTTTTTAGTACAAGGGAAAAACTTAGAGACAGAGATTGTTACATTTAATACTGCTCATCCAGGATCTTATCTTAGGCCTGGAGATGTGATAGATATATTGGATAATAAAAAAACTGTAGGTAGATTCGCTGGAAAAGTTTTAAATATAGATGTAAGTGGTGATGGTAAAGTAGCGTACCTAGATATAGATTTTCCAGTTAGGACTATAGTTGACTCATTTGATAATAGGACTCACAAGAAAATAAAACTATACAACATATCGGGCTACAACACTCTGGAGACCTTAAATCAAAAATCACTTTATGGGGATGCAATAACGGATGAAGAAATAGATAGTATTAGGATTGGGCAAATAGGTGAATACACTATAGGTTCTATAACTAATAACGATACTAGGGTGCAAGTTATCAATAATCCTTACGAGCATATATCTGGCAAGTTTACGTTTGTGACAGCAATGCAGGATGCTAGATTACGAGGTGGCGATGTAGCTTCGATTGCTAACGAAGTAGACCAACAATTCGTTGGAGATGTGTTACCAAAAGATGATAATGAGCTTGCATGGATAGGTGGGTATTACAGAGAGACTCCTCCTCCTGAAAAATTTGTATGGGTTAACCCACAAGGCTGTACTGATGATGAAATAGATTTTTATAATTGGGGGCTAGGTTACCCGAAAGTTGGACTCACTATAGCTAAGGATCCTCTGGAAGATGAATTTGGTAATACTGAAGCTGATATTGGGAGAGGTAGAATAGCTAACCTAGAGGCTCAAGAAGGTCTGGAAACAGATTCTCCTAGTTACCCCAAACCCTTAGTGGATGAATCTATGGAGATCATAGCAGAGAATCCAGATTTACCTTCTGGTTATAATTTCATTTGTGTTAGTGGGTCTAGCGATTTTGAAGACCATGGAGATTGGATTACTCATGATAAGAATATATTAAAAAGCTATATACTTGAAAGAAAAACTGACGATGCCTTACTTAAGCTACATGATATAGAAGGTACTACTTTTGTTATAGAGGATGAATTAAATTTAGCGACAACAAAGCAGTATAAAGTTTTAAATATAATTGAAGAGGGGGATGCTATATATAAAATAGAAGCTATGGAATATAACTCTGGTAAATTTGGAACAATTGAAGATAACGCAACTCTGCCCGTCCCAAGATCCCCAATTGTTATGAATACAAACTTTACTCCGCCTCCTGAGAATATATACATCGAAATGCTGGATGAAGATGAAGAACTTGGCTTAAAATATGGCTTAAAGATATTCTGGAACGAAGTTTCTGCGGCAAGATTATATCGTGTTCAAGTTTTCCACTCAAAGCAACTAATAAAAACACTTGAGCTTGGAAATAAAAAAATAAATAGAGACAGTTTAACTAAACAGATTTCTTATGACTTTAGGGATACATCCATAGAGGAAGGTAAAAGTTATTATGTTAGAATTGAGGCGGTGCCCTGATGAGTATTAGGAAAACAAATATCGGATCCAGTGCATCCATTCAAATACCTCTCAAAAATCCAAAAGATAAGTTTGGGAAAACTTTCAGGATTAATAAAATATTTGTTGATAATGGAGTTAATCAACCAGAATTAGTAATAATTAAGGATGAAACTGGGGAAAAACTTTTTTCTCAGGAAACATTATCTAGTAAGATAAATCTGAGGTGGAGTGTTACTGAACCTAAAGATAATAAGGTTATTAAGAATGAATCACTGGTTAAGAAAAATCAGTACATAGATAGCTTTGATGTTTTTGTTTATAGGCAAGATCCTTCTACTTTAAATAATCCATCCTTTGAGGGGGGTAAGTTAATACATAGTGAGACTGGAATTTCAGGGAATCAAGCCACCATAGATGCATCTGGTGATTTTAATAGATACCTGAATGTTTCAGTTGTACTAAACGATAAGTTTGGAAATAAAGAAACAGGATACCTTTACATGTATAACCCCCCGCCTACTGGCGAAATTACGAGTTATAATAAAGCTGGGGGGAATTTTGAGATAGAATACACTGGAACAAGCGACCTACAGGGTATTAATATGTATTTATTCACAGGCACAAATGCATACGGTCAATTAGAAGATACTGTTGAGTTTAAATCTGGAGCTAAAATAAAAACAGTAAATTACAATAGGAGTGGGTCGATACCCTTATTGCCAGATAGGAATAATTATTTAATGGCAGTGCCGTTTGATAACCTTGGCGAAGGTGGGCCATTACCTTTGGTTGGTCAGGCTCAAGACCCGTATAAGGCTAGCGGTGTAAATTTCAAGCCAATAGTTAAAGATGTAAGTGAGACAAAAGTTGAAGGAGGAATTAGAAGCTTAATAAAATTAAACTACGACTGGCAGGACCACCAAATTGTAGACCTCATATATAAAGTAGATGGTACGGGTTTAATCTCAAAGCCAAAGTCTGGTTATAATGGTAATATATTAATCGATCATGCTAGTATTAATAATTCAATTTCTACCGAAGTGAATGATAATAGTTCTTTCTATTATGATCATACTTATGATTTTTTATCAAAAACAACCACTGGGGATCTACAGGAAAAGGACGGCCTTATTTATGGTAGTGGTGCTGGTGATTACTTTAAGGGCGGGGAAGTTTTGTATAGTGGAGAAAGTGGGATTTATGAATACGCATACTACGATGTAGATGAAAAAAGAATATGCTTTCACACATACGAAGATATATTGTCTGGTCAATGCTACGTTAATGGAACATTTTCAATGGAAAGAGACAACCCTAATGCTTTAAGTATTCAATTTAGAGAAGGGGAGAAGTTTAGTAGTGGTTACGAAATGTCAGCATCTTATTTAAATCAAATTGCTGAAATGCCCGCAGTTATATTAAATAAATCCCAATGGAATCAGGTTAATCAATTTAGTGGGGCTAAAGGATGGCTGGGACTAAGAAGGGGTAATGTTGGAGTTTTCGACGAAGTCTTTGATAGTGAAATTAAAAATAGATCTTCATTCAACCAGTTCCACCCTAGTGGGTTTAGTTCTGGAGACTATATAAACAACAATAACGAGGTAATTAATTTTACCTCAAATGATGTGGGCTCAGGTTGGTGCTGGGTAAATTCAAGCGGGTCTCATGTTTATCGAGATCTTGGTTGTGATTACTTAAGAAATGATAGTATATTGATAAGATCAGATTTTATTAAAAGAGAAAATCAAGAGAGGGTAGGTGGTCATAGTAAGGTGCATGTATTTAATAAAATAGAACTAGACAACCTAAATTATACAACTAATGGAACAAATTTTTCAATAACTTATGAAATAAGGGATTCAGAATTTAAGAAAAATAAAAATAATTTAGATTTAACTAAGATATCTTTCCATACAGGAGACATGCCTAATATCATACCTGATGATAATAACTTTTATAGTGAGGCAACAATCGAAGATTCAACTGTTGATGGCCTGCATGTTGGAGCAGCTTCCACAGACCTGGAAGGTAACAGGCCGCAGTATATAACAATCATGACTCATGATGATGCTGGACCCAATAAATACTACCAAGTAAATGATGACATAGAATACTTGGTTCCTAGACAGGAGACTAAGTTTGATCTAGAGGGTGTAGGAACAAGCTTTAATGTTCCGTTTAGAGATAAGCACACAAGTATACCTAGTGTGTCTTTTAATATAAATTATACTGGATCATCCACACCAACTTTCATAAATGCCATGATGATAGGGGAGCCTACGATTAGTGGCGTTGATTTTCTAATCAATCAATCAGTACCTTCGGCGGGATATGTTTTAAATATAACTTCGCAGAGCGAAGAAGCTGAAGACTAGGATTTAGAAATTACTCCAACCAGTATTCTTGCGTCTTTATCTGAAATATCTGACCAGTCTTCCCATTTAGAAATACTCTCATTCTGGTACACTCCTGCAACTTTATTCCTCCACCACTCTCTTATGTGGGACTTGAAGTCTTGGAAATCTGTACAACCTAAAACACTTTCAGCTTGTTTTTGCAAAGTAGTTACAGGGCTGAATGGATTCGAATTGGTTTTGGGAACTGCAGAGCTCACACTTTTCTTATCAGACTTATCTATTTCATCATCGCCCACAATGTGTACATTAAGAAAGTTTCTGACACACCTAACGAAAGCCCTGTTGCAAGCTATCGTCTCTAGAAATTTGGTTGCGAAGCTACTGGTGTTATTTAATGTAGCGTTAGCCATGTCTTGAAAGGTAACGCTCTGGGAGCCTGTTTCATAGTTTGGCGTAAATGACACACTACAACATACGGCTACATGCCCTTCATCACACTTAACTGTATCATAACTAATAGATTCAAAGCCCCTAAGTTTTGCTAGTTCTTTGATCCCAGCAAGCTTAATTAAAAGTTGATGGTCGGCTAAACCATCTATGGACCTGGGGCAATCTTTACCCCTAGATTCAAACCAAGACCTATTGGGGAATAGGTGCTCTTCTTTTATCATGGCTCTCCAGTTTATTGAACCATCTTCATTGAATTCGTAAATAACGTTTTGAAGTAATCCGTTGTCATCTCTAATGTAAAGGTTTGGGCCTTTGCTATTTGATGTTTTGATTTTTCCTTTAGATATTTTGTCTTCTATTTTAGTTTTTTCTGTCATATTTATAGATATTGAAGTGTTCGATTTCTTCCCAAAAATCGGGGGAATCTATGATTGGTGTGAGCTTGTCTGTTGTTTGACCAACTTTCCATGCAGCTCTACTCTTGTATGTTTTGTTTTTAGACTTGAGTATTTTATTACTATCATAGAAGCAATTATCGCATACTTCATCTACGAAGTCAAGATCTTTTTTAGACTTAACTTTATATTCTTCTACATCTGAACCAAAGAAGTCTAATCTAATATTTGATATTATAGACTCATCTTTACAGATTAGTGACGGGTTTAAATTTAAGGTTTGTAGTGTGGAGACATAACTACTGGTTAAAGATTTATCCCCTAGAAAAAGAGTCATACCAGCTATATTATTCGCGTATTTCACAATGAGGTCTATATCTAAAGCTTTATCTAGCATTAGGTTTACTTTAAACTGCATCCATTTGGAGATTATTTCTTGATCGAAATTATAATCACAACGCAGGTTAACTAGTCTATCTGGTTTGTATTCTTGGGGTGGAGTAAAATCTGGTATAACTTCTAATATTTTATCCTTATAGTATTTACCTATATTGATTGTAGTAAAACAATCTAAGTCGTTTTTAATGCCAATTAAAGATAAGCATTCTTTAGCAACTTTTTCTGGACTTACTAGGTTTATGATTGAGTTCGGGTCTTTGCCGCTATAGCTTGGCTTTGTGTCAGGGGGACACTCAAATAGGCAAACTAATTTACCGTCCCAAATAGGCTTGCTGTTTTCTGGGTACATGGGTCCGTATAGGCAAACGGTGGGAACATTAAAGGTTGAAGCTATATAAGAAGAGAACGTATCAACACAAAGGTGTAATTCTGCTTTAGAGATTATATAAGAAACGTGCCTGTAAGAACACTTACCTAATAAGGATTTGTCAAAATACTCTAAGCCTTTTTCCCTACTCTCTGTTATGTCTACAAATTTTATAGAAGGATCGTATTGTTTTATTAAATTTATTACAGACTCGAAGTGTTGATAGTTCAGTGAATCTACGGAGCTTGTGTCAACAGTCACATACCTATCAAGAGAAATTGGATAAAAGTGTAAATCAATTTGAGGTTTACCTGGCTTGGTACCGAGGCTCTTAGCATACTCTTCTATAATGTGGCTCATAGTATATTGAAAATATTTTTATCTTTTGTATTGTGTGTGAAGGATTGAAATTTATCAGTAGTTGCACTTGGATAAAATGCAATTTTAAAATAACCTGGGTGGTCGGCTCTACCTTCTAATGAGTAAGGGGAATCCATTTCCTTAATGTAAGGTAATGTTTTGTAACAGTTGGTGTTATCCTCTATTAAGGGAAAGAATTTAGGATCAGTGATTACATAAATTTTATCTTCTGGGTATAGTTCCTGGAGATTAATTAAGAAGCTATTTACTATAATTGCATCTCTGGCATTTTTTTCACAAACCACAGCTATCCTATTGTCGGCACCTTCATCGTCCAATAAGTCTTCGAAGTTAGAACCTTCTATGTCTTTGTTTTCTTTCTTAGCAACCTTCTTGAAGTAGTTTAAGACATCTGATCTTTTCCCGCCTTTTTGGATTTGTTGAACCCAGTGCTTTAACCCATCATCATCTTTACTCACCGAAACTTTTAATATATTCTTATATATATCAATTAACCATTCCGCGTCTGACTCTATTTCTGGTGGATTGTAGTCTGGATCTCTTTGCTCTTCAGAAAAATCATAATCCCAGTCTATTTCTGGTAAATTATCTAAAAATTCTTCTATCTTAGGACCAATAACATCTATGGAATAATTATTTAAAACAAAATCTCTAGCTCTTTTGCCCATTTCTTCTTTGTCTTTTTGGGGCATATTGTAGACAACTTCTAGTTGGTCAGAGATGCTTTCTGGGCTAGTACTAGCTTTAATGAATTGAGTTCCTGGCTCCCTGTATTCGGACCATGCCAGAGGTAGTCCGCCGCTTTCTTCTGTACAGCAGTCTTCACCACAGGAATAATTAGTTACGAGAGTTACAAGCTCTGCGAGTTTAGCTTCCTGTACTGGGATTTCTTGACCACCACTTGTAAATGGGTGACAATAGACATCCATTAAATTGTAAACTTCATTAAGCTGATTTTCAGATACGCCGTTTTTAACATTAGTTGTACTGAAGGTTTTTTTGCTTTTGCAATAAGGACAATCGTTTTCTTCTCCAGAGAAAGGTTTTACATGGTAACGCTTACAGGCCGAGCAGTAGTATGTCGTTAATACGTTTGAGTGATGTATACCTTTTTCTTTTAGTAGTCTTAAAATATCCCAACCCTCAGACCATGATGTATGGAGTAATAACTTTGCTTTTACTTTAGGGTTTTTTTTACAGAATAATTTATACCCTTCAAGTAAGTTTGGGACACTTTTTCTCAACTGATTTCTGAAGACAAAACCTATAATAAACGTATCATCAGATATATCGAATCTTTGTCTTAAGTTTTTACGGTAAGACTTGATGGTCTTGAAATAAAAGTCTGTATCAATTGCACCCCTTAAAGTTTTGACATGGTCGTGACCTAACTTTTTCATCTCTCTTTCGGCGAACGAAGCCCAGACGAAGTAGTTTTTAATTTTAGGTGCAGCGTCTACAGCTAGGGGCAGTATTGGCTGAGAATCTATAGTGGTCCATATAGCGCAATTTATTTTATTCCACCATTTTTTGTTCCAGAAATTATTAAACCCCCATACATCTTCAGCACCTATATATACATCAGGTTTAATTTCTTTAATTAATTCATCTATAGTTTCAGAACCATACCCAGCCTGCCTGGCTAGGGCTGGATCTTTGTTGATCATTTCTATTTTAGATGGATCATCTGGTAAGGTTCCGATACATTCCCATGGCATTTTAGAAAGCTTGGCAGATGTCTTGATGTGACCATTAGCAGCTTCTATAATTTCATACTTCCCAGTTCTGTACAAGTAGGATAAAACATTTTTCGCATTTTTCCCGAAGCCAGTATACGCTCTACTAAAGTTGCTGTGAAAAAGTATTTTCTTTTTTTTCATTATATAGGGCAATCCTCTGAGGGGGTAGAATATTCCTTGAGCCTTTCACGGTCTCTTTTTGCGTATGTTTTTAGTATGATGTTTTTAATGTATTCTTTAACACAGAAAGCTTCCCCAGGTTCTAGTGGGATCTTGAAAGTGTTGTTGCCGTTTTTTGTAATAGATAAACCGAAGCATGGGGAAATATATTCGTAATCATCGTAACTTTTAGTCGAAGGATTGAATTTACTGGATTTAACTTTCTTATCCCAGGGGCTAAATTTAATGGTGGTTTTATTCTCTTCAAATTTATGGAACGTGCTATATTCGTACCTTCTTTCGATAGCGTCTATAATCGATCCACATTCGAATTCATTAAACTTTAGGTTTATATTTTTTTCTGGACTATCTTTGTTGGCGGTGAATGAACCTAATCTTTTTTTTGCATCCCAGCTATGTTGAGCGATAGCTGATACATAAAGTACTGGTTCTTTGTTTTTCCTTTCAAATCCTAGTGCGAAATTAAAAGCGAATCCATTGTTGTTCTTATTTGGTTTGTAAATTTGTATACTCATAGGTCTATTTTTATATGTTTATTTTCAAAGGTTTTGGTATCTTTGTCTTGGTGAACAGCTCCACCTCTTTGTTTACTATAGTTTTCGTAGTATTTTTCTTTAACAGGGTCTACACCCCCATTCTGGTCGGCTCTTTTTTGAGATAGTTCTTGACTTCTATCCATCATGTCCCCAAGTGTTCCCTTGGTGTTTGCGGTTTTATTTACAAAGTCAGCGTTGTCCCAAGGGTCTATAGATGCCTCGGTCGAAAGTTGGGGAAGACTCCATACCCTCTTCCACTCAACACCGTCGTCGTCTACATATTTTTTTTCATCATTCATTGAGAAAAAAACCTCAGTATACTCTTCGGTTTCAGGCTTCTGGAATATGTACATTGGCATTATTTAGGGTCTATTTTATCGCAAGATAGGGTTATTAACTCAAATAGGATGTCGAAAAACCAGCATACTGCAGCAGAAGAAAAAGCTAGGTACAAGACATATAGTGGGTTCATTCCATTTAAATGATACTCTAAGTAACCAAACAAAACACCAACCCAAAAACCTAAGCATAAGCTACAACTAAGTAATTCTTTTAAGGTTTTACTCTTGGATGATAGAAAGTTTCTTGGAGTGTTCAATATGGTTCCATACTTTAGGATCCACACTAACCCTAGGCAAGCTGTAAGATTAAATAGCATCTAAGTTATTAAACGCTTCTTTGATTGCGTTTAGTTGTTCCCTGTCAAGTTTCACGAAACCACCAAAGTCATCTTTAAGTAAGAACATTTCTTTTTCGCTAGAAGATTTATCTCTTGAGATAGAGGGACATCTACCCCTCCCACAACATAACAGAATTTCTTTATTTTCAATTTTAATATTGCCTATTTGTTTCATGATATAATGTCTATAATAGTGTTAACGGTTTTAGTGTAATTAAATTTTTCCTTTAATGATGACCCATTTTTGTTGTAGGTACCATTTTTGGATAGAGCTGAATCGATAGCTTTGTAAAATAATTCATCAGAAAATGCATTGATAGATCCTTGGTTGAAGGCGTTACCTTCCTTGAAGAACACCTCATCGTAGCAAGGCTCTTGACCTATAGGTTCCACCAAAACGCAATTATCTTTCGTGGCCCAGTCTTTATGAGCTGTAGAGTTTAAAACTATACTCCACTTACCCAAACAAGACGCATTGAATGATGGGAGATTCCAGCCTTCCGCCCCGCTGAGACCACTCAGGTCTATATCGATAGAGTTCAGAAATTCATTAACTTCTGAGTTCGTCTTTAATCTTGGTAAAAAGTTAATATTTTTATATTTCTTACCTTTAAGCGCGGACTGAATAGCTTCCTTGAATTGATCGTCTTGAAGGAATGGGTTACCTACACAGCAGGTTAGTTGGTAATCTTTATTGTCTCCATATTTGTCCGCCCATAATGAGATTATTTTTGCTGTATGTTTCCTTTTCTCCCATTTACCCATTAACCCGAAGTGAGTTTTGCCGCTTAAATATTTTTTATTTGTTTCGTGGAAATCCTCATCGAACCCAATTGGGGCAAAGTGACAGTTGTCGCATTCTTGTGAGAAAATATCTCTAGAAAAACTGCTGGAAAAAATAGTCTTCGTTTGAACTGAGCATATGGATTTTTCTTCGTCGGTTGCCTCATCTGTTTCGTGGAATGTATACAAGTGCCTTCTATCCCCTATACCAGATTCAGAACCATTCAAGTGCCACATTTTTAAAAAAGGAATTTCTCTAGAAACTTTCTTTAACCTAGAGTTGTAGGCATCAACTATCCACTGCTTGAAATCTTCGTCAGTGTTATCAAACGCAGAGAAATCTAAATCCTTACCTATGGGGAAGAAATTTAAATTAACTCCGAGCTTATAAAATTCTCTTAAGAAATTATAAGAGACATTTCCGAAACTTAAAGAATTGATAGGTGCTGAGAATATTAAATTTTTCATATATTAAAAAGGCATTTCGTCTTCTGTTACTATATCAGGGATATTACTTTTGGGTGAGGGTTTTTCAACCTTTTTTTCGATACTATGCATCTTGGGTGCGGGGGTATCTCTTTTAGAGTTGGGGAGGAATCTGACTATGTCGGCGGCAATATAGAAATTTGTTCTATTGTTACCCTCTTTATCTGTCCATTTGCTAGTTTTAACCTTACCCTCTAAGTATATGCAGGACCCTTTGGAGAGGAAGTTTTTACAGTTCTCCGCAACCTTGTTCCAGCACTCTACATTCAAGAAAAGTACATCGTCTTTAGTGTTATTGATACCGACACTAAATGATGCTTTCTTTTTATCTCCCAAGTTTTGAATCTTGGGGTCTTGGCATAAATGCCCTATACCGATGAATTTATTTATCATAATTATATTTCGCCTTTCAGTTCTTGTTTTATTTTTGTTAAAGCTTGATCGTGTACATTAATACAGCCTTGCACACTTAGGCCTATTTTTGAGCAAACCTGGCTCCATGGCATAACTTTATTCTTATTGCCTCCACTGTATCTTAATTGAAAGATTTTATGAACTCTTTTATCTGGATTGCTGTTAGCTAGCTCTAGGATTTTATTCTGGGTGTCTCTTTTAATTATTTGATGGTAATGCTGGGAATTATCTCCTAAGTTTTCTATGTAATCAATGTCAACCTCATGTTTTTTCTTCGAGCGGTTGTATGTGTTTAGGCACATCCACTTCGTTTCACTACCCAGGTATGTTGAGAATTTAGTATTCCTACTTGAATCATACTTTAGTGCAGCTTGATAAATATAGTATTCCTTATCGTTTATGAATTCAGACCTACACTGCTTATTCATGTACTGGTTTACCATGTTTATGAATATACCACTATGCTTTTCGACTAAATGAGATAAACTTTCATTCACATCTCTTCCAACTTTAAGGTTGGATACTAACTCTTGATCATCTTTTTGCTCCATATATTTGAAAAATGACTATGTTAACATATAATCTATAGTTATGTCAACATTATATTTAAGGTTAACGTTAGAAATATATCTGAGATTAACGATTTATATTTCCAAAACCAGTTTTGGAAAAACTATTATAACAATAATTTAGCAAAACGTCAAGTAAAAAATGAAAACTTTAATTCTAACCTCTTATTTTTCATCAAAACCTCACCCTAATGACCCGTCTGATAACGCAGTTGTGGGTAGGGGGCCAGATGGTAGGGTTATGCAACAAGATATTAATTACATCAAAGGGTGGTATGACTCAATCCACTCTAGCGATATTAGTGGTGTGGTTTTTCACGACGAATTATCAAATGAATTCGTTGAGGAGTATAGCTCTGATCAAGTTTCCTTCGAAAAAGTAGATGTTGGTCCCTACTCCAATAATGACTGGAGGTTTTTTTGCTTTAATGATTTTTTACTAAATTTAAAAGATAAGCCAGATGTGGTCTTCCATACAGACGGTTCAGATGTGAAGGTTGTTAGGGATCCATCCACCCTTATCTCTGCAATGCCCAGCATGTCTTATTTTTGCTGTAAAGATTCCATACCTCTAGATTCCTTTCCTTACATTAAGGTTCATGATCACTTTGGTTGGGATGATAGGTTTAACTTTATGCTAAATTACCATGATTGGGATTTAATTAATATGGGTGTAGTAGGTGGGAGTTATGATGATATGCTTATGTTTTATTCTAAATTCAAGGAGGTTAGGGAGGGCATGGGTGAGCCAGAATTTAACGCTGATATGTGGATATGCCAATATTTACTTAGGTCAGTTTTATCTGACAAGGAATTTATAATGGGTGACCCTGTGTGTAGTAAATACAAAGAGTATGAGGAGGACAGAAGCGATGTCTATTTTATCCACAAGTGAAATATTAATATGCATAAATTCTTGCGAGAAAGATATTGGGTCAGTAGATAAAATAAAGAAATCTGATTGGTATAAGTATTGTGAGTCAAAAGATAATATAACAATAATTTCTTATTACGCAGACCCATCTCCCGATAAAAGTGACTTCCATTACGATGCAAGCTCCAAAATCTTAAGGCTGAATACCGAAGAGTCTTACGACAACCTATCGATTAAAACATTCAAAATGCTATCTTGTTGCTCAACTATATTTGACTTCGATTTCGTACTTAAAATAGACTGCAGAATCATAGAGAACCTACACAATCAAACAAGCCCTTTATTTTCTTTTGAAAATTTCAAGAAATGTTTTTATGATGAAAGTATGTTTAAAGATTACGGTGGGTTCACACCCATAATAGGAAGTACAATTGAGGGGTTCAGGAACTGGGCTTCCTCTAAAAAACTATTCGTACTACCAGAAATATTTATATCAAACCACTCTCTAAGTGGGCTACCAGATCACTACTGGGCTGGCGGTGGATACTGTTTAAGTAAAGGATACGTGAGTAAAGTTATTAAACAGAAAGATTTATTCGAGGACTGTAAAAATCTCATGGGGGGATGCGAAGATATGTGTGTGGGCATTGCTTGTAATTATGAATCAAATTGATCACTGTTATTATTTAAACCTAGATAAAAGGGAAGATAGGAATCGTCACACTCTTAAATTGGTCCTACCTTTTTTCAATTTTAAGGATGGATTTTTTACTCGATATCCAGCCATAGATACATCGGAGCAACCCACATTACCCCTGCGTAGTGTGGGTTGCGCTCAATCTCACTTAAATATATATAAAGATGCTATAGAAAAAGGCTATAAAACAATCATTGTTCTAGAGGACGATTTTATACCAGTGATAGAGACTGGCGAATTACTTTCTAGGTGGAATTACTTTATACAACGCTACCCAGATTTCAATATATGCCAACTATCTTACAATGATGTGACCAAGGGTGAACCTATTGATTCGTCAGGTTTAGTTTTAAAATCTAATAATGTTCAAACTACATCTGCGTATGTGATCAAGCTTTCTTTCTGTGAAAAGATTGTGCCCAAAATACAAACATCAATAGATGCATTAAAAAATGGAGAAGACCCAAACCTGCACGCGATTGACCAGACATGGAAATCGTTTCAGTCCCTTGATCATAAATGGTACTTACTTAAAAGGTGTGGGGTGCAAGCTAACGACTATAGCGACATAGAGGGAAGGGTGGTTAATTATGGGTGCTAAGGTTGGTTTATTAATTATTGCTACTAATAAATACCAAAAGTTTATACAACCACTCATAGATAGTGCGAATAAATATTTCTTAAATCAAGAAGCTATAGATGTAGAGTACTTTATCTTTACAGACACATTCCATAATGTAGAAAATAAAAAAAGAAGAGTTAATTTAATCTTAACTAAACACGAGCCATGGCCTTGGATGACCCTTGGCAGATACCACATCTTCAGTAAGAATAAAGATATTTTATCCAGACTAGATTACTTATTCTACTGCGATGCGGATATGCTATTCTGCGATCATGTTGGTGGCGATATCTTAAGCCATCTTGTGGCAACACAACACCCAGGATATTTTGGAAGAAGAGGTACTCCAGAAACAAATACTAAATCATTAGCTTATGTAAACGAACGCGAACACATGGAGTATTTTGCTGGAGGATTTAATGGGGGGACATCTTCAGCATACCTGGAAATGGCTAACACTATTTCAACTAACATAAACGAAGACCTTGAGAATAAAATAATAGCGGTATGGCATGACGAAAGCCACCTAAATAGATATCTCATAGACAACCCCCCCACTAAAATTCTAGATCCAGGTTACTGCTATGGAGAAAGTTTAAAGCCACCATTCCACCCAAGATTAATAGCTCTCGACAAAAACCACAAAGAGCTTAGAGGTTAGTTATGATCTCAATTTTACTAGCTACATACAATGGAGAAAAGTATATCCAATCAAGTATACAGTCTGTATTAAATCAAACATTTACTAAATGGGAATTACTGATAGGCTTTAACGGAACAACAGATAGTTCTAGAGATATAGTTTCATCCTTTGATGATGCCAGGATTAAAACATTTAATTATGGAGAGGATAAAGGTAAAGCCAAGACCCTTAATAAATTAATACAAGAGTCTAGTTACGACTTATGCGCAATTCAGGATGATGACGATTTGTGGCATAAAAATAAACTAAGAGAACAAATAAATCATATTAATAAATTCGATGTCATAGGTTCTTTCATTACTTATATAGACGAAAAGAACAAGCCCTTCGGTGGTCCAAACCTATCTATGCAACATCAAGAAATAAAAAACAGATCCCTTCTTGGTGACAACCAAATAGCAAACTCCAGTTCTGTATTTAAAAAACAACATGCACTTGAAATCGGAGGCTGGGATGAGTCCTTAGATGGGATAGAGGATTTTGACTTCTGGATAAAGCTATTGAAAAAAGGTTACCTTTTTCATAATATACCAAGCAGTCTCGTTTTTCATAGGGTCCATTCAGAAAGCAACTTTAATACTAAGAAGCACGACCTCAGTAAAATCTTATAATGTTAATTAAGTTTAAAGATATAGTATCCAAGTATGGTACTCCAAAGGGCATTATACATATAGGCGCCCACCTTATGGAGGAAAGGAATGACTATCTTCTTCATGG